TAGAGTTTGCTAATGTACCTGTATCTTTTGGTGCAACCTTCTTAGCTTCTTTTGTAATTACTTCTGCGTGTTCATTCATAAGATGACGCAAAGGAATTAAAGTAAAACCTGCGTTAGTAAGTTTTCTTTTTATCTGAGTCATTCCTTCAAATTGGAAGTTTCTATTAGTTGCCATAAAGACATACTAACAATAATTTATTTAAGACCTGTGATTTGTACCCAATCTAAAATCTCATCTCTATCTGTTTCAAATCCTAGTTCATTCAAAGCAGTTTCTAACATTTTTTTTCTTGTCCAACCTTTAGGAAATTTAAAAGTTGCAAAACAATTAGTTCTTGGGTCAGTCAAAAAAGTATCAATATTAAAAGTACCAATGAACTCAATTTTAAAAGTTGCTTTACCACCAATCTCATCTTCTACAAAAGTTTTTTGACCTGCAATCATATCAAAGTTATCATCAATCTCTTGACAAGAGCCATTTAATCTAACTGCTTCTGATTTAAACCAACCTGTATTTTTTCTTGTTTCATTCATACTTAATTACACCATAATCTACGATTATATTCAACTATTTATCAAAAAAAATATTAAAAAAAAGGTCAATGTTTATAGGGTTTTAGAAAAAATTTAAAAAAATTATAGAATTGTGCCACTTAAAGTGAGCTTTTTGTGTCCTTTAAGTAGTGTTTGAACATCAGGGTCAATCTTGGAGAATAACTCACTAACTCCTGTATTGACATCTCCATAAGTATTGAATGGAGTATCTTTTCTTTTAAAGTAGCGAAGTGCTTGTATCAATGTTGCAGTTGTAATAGCTTCAGGCACAAAGCTGAAACCCCACTTCGCAGTTATCTGAATATTGTTTTTAATGGTTGGGTCAAATCTCTCTGAGCTTCTTGTATCAAGAATTGTAATTTTATTGTATGGCTCATAGTAACTTTGCCCACCTGTTTCTTTGATAAGTCTTGGATTGCTAGGCTCAACAATGAAATCTGTATTGATTGTTAAAGTTTTTTCATAAGTACCGTCATCATTGTCATCTAATTTAACAATAAGACCTGTTGTTGTAGATATGTCAGGTGTATCAAGATACAAACTATTGTTTGGAGTAAAAACTTTGGCAACTACTTCTTCATCTTGGTAAAATCTTCTACCACAAATTTTATCTATTAATCTACACGCTGAATCAATGGCAGTATCAATATTGTCGTCTTGTGCCGTTCCTGATAAACCAATGTAAGCCTTAAATGTTGTTTTATCAACATACTGAGTATGTGCCACTTAAGACCTACTTTGCTTTATTTTCTTTTGGTTGTTTTGCTTTTGATTCTACGAACTTTAGAGCTTTGTATTCAGCGTCAGGCATTTCCCAACCTGCTCTTGCAACAAGTTTTCCTTTACGCCAACCTTTTGGCATACCTTCGGCAGACTCTTTACAAAGTCCTTCTTCATTCATATAAATATCTTTTTTAATTATCATTTTATCCTTTTTGCTAGATGTCCCACTCTCATAAGACGAATGGGACATCAAAGCCATTATTAACTATTAAAAGTTAGTAATAGTACAGAAAGCAGTTGGTCGATAGACAGGGAATCCTAATCTAACGGTTGCTTTCATAACCATAATATCTTTTACGAAGTTTTCATCGTGGGAATCAGACATAGCTACTTCCATACCTTGTCTTGCGACAATATGACAAGCCTGTCCACCACCGAAAACACCTACGATTGGAGTTCCTGCAGGTCTAGTTGTATCTAAAACAACAGGGAGTCCCCACATTGTTTGTCCAACTGCACCACCGAACTGTCCTGCACCAACAAAGAGTGGGTTTAAGCTACCACTTGTAGTAACTGCGTTTACTTCAGTTACAACTTGGTACCAATCTGAAGGGTGCATAATGATTGCGTCAGGACTTAAGAAGCTATCTTTTTGAATTTCTGTGATTGCTTCATAAATTTGACCTACTCTCTTAAGGTTTCCTGAGAATGATGAGAAATCAAATGTATTGATTCCTGAAACATTCAAAAGACCTGTTAAGTTAGGTGCAACACCTGACCCTGCAAGTAGTTGGTCTCCAACTGCAAGATTAACCATTGTTCGTAATCTTGAGTCAAGATAACCACCTACTGCTGAAACATCAGCTAATAATTCTTCTGTTACAGGTAAGAATGAGCCGATTTTACGGATATTCTCAGTTTTTTCTGTAAAAGCAAGTGCGTTCTCGCCCAATGCTGAGCCTTCTGCAGTTGCACTTGAGTTATTAGTAAATGTAGTTTCTTCCAAATACTTATATTGGTAATTATCTGTTGTAATTGTGTCGATTAAGTCAATAACAGTTTGTGGGTTTCTCAATGCAGTAGGAACGATTAAATCGCTTCTTGTTACTGCAGGTGGATAACCTGTTTCTGTTAATGTTGTTTTTAATTCGACTTGTGGATTCCACTTAAGCTCTGAATTAATGTTCTTTTGCCCATTATTCATAAAACTTTTGTAAGCACTAGATTCAATGAGTTGGTCGCCAAGAGTTTTTCTCTCAACTTGTTCCTTCTCGTTGTGAATAGGCATTGATTTTACTTCTTTACCTTTTTCTAATGCTTCTTCAAGTCTTGCTTCTTGAGTTTCTAGAGCATTTAATTCATTAACTTTTTCATTAAGTTTCTCAATTTCAACATTTCTATCTTCGATAGCTTGTTTCTTTTCAACAGAGATTTCAGAGCCACCTTCAAAGGTGTCCTTCATTTCTTTAACTGCGTCAAATTGAGTTTGTCTTAATGCGTGGAGTTCCTGTGTGAGTTCGTTTAATTTACTCAACTTTATCTCCTTCATTAATTACGCCTTGACTTCTTGCCAAGACTTCTTGTGTATTTAGCCAAAGTGCGTCAATACTATCTTTAGGTTGCTCTGCTTCTTCTTCTCCTAGTCCAAGAATGTTATCTAAATCGTTATAGACTTCTTGGATTCGGTCTTGAATCTGCATAAGAGATTCTTGAGCAGACTTTGACAATGTTTTGCCTTTTTCTAAGCGTAAAGAAGTAAGTTCTTTTGCTCTATCAATGAAATTGTTAATTGTGATAAGCACATTATCAGCTTCATCTGTGAATCTAAGACCTGATTCAACATCTTTAACATCTTTTTCTTTTTGTTCTTTTACTGCAACTGTGTAAGTTGATTGATTTGCACCAACTAGAACAGGAGAGACTTCAAACACAGTAGCAGATTTAATGTACCTTACTTCCTGTGATTGTCCGTCTTTTTGAAAAGTTCCTTGTTCTGCGTCATCAACTTGAAATCCAAATGACCATTGTTGCAAGTCTCCCATAGCTTTGACAATTTCATAGGCTTCTTTACCACTCTCAGACGACATAATAAACTCGCCTTTGAATGTTGCCTTGTCATCATCTTGAACTATGCGTCCTTTACCAATAGGATTCTCCCATTTGTGAGACCATACCATTGGTACTTCGCCTTCTAAACCTTTAAATGATTTTAGTGAGTTTGGTAAAACTACATCTCCGTCAGAATCTACATTATTAAATACAGAGAAAACTGCTTCTACTTTGCCTTCCTTGTCGGTGTCCAATGCAAAGTCTATTGATTTAAACTCTTTGTCCATTATTCTTCTTCCTTTTCTACCCACGCTTCGTTTTCTTCTGTGTTAGGGTCGTCTGCAATAAAATGTCCTTTGTCATTCCTTGCCCTTACTTTACTAGCTTCTTGTAATTTTTTTTCTTTTTCGGCTTTTGTAATTTTAACAAGCGTACCTTGTTCAATTAACCATTTAATACTTTTTTGTGGAATACCTTTGCCGTCAATAAACTCGCCTTCAGCAAAGTATTTATCTTTGACAGTTATTCCGTTCATCACTTCATACATTATGTAATTATCTCCACGCTAAATTCTACGCCTAAGTAATCAATACTATTCACAGTATAAACACCATAATTAGACGCTTCAACAACTCTAGCAGAACTTACCACTCCACCTAAAGTTGTATCTCCTTCAATAGCTGATTTTACACTTGTACTTCCACTTCCGTCTAAATAAGAA